GGAGTTCAGACGTGTGCTCTTCCGATCTCTTTAATTCAGCATAGTTACCACCCATATCAGTCAACTTACTTGTCAGCTCAGCTCCTGTAGGAGTATACGGCACATTAGTAGCCATAGGGACATACCCAGTAGCTCCAACACGTGTAGCTGCCTCAAGAGTATTCTTATACTTCTCAGCGGCTGTTGACATTGCATCAAACTCAGCCTTTGCTATTGCAAGACGTTGATTCTGCTGGTCAAGCAGTGCTATCTTATCTTGCTCATTCTTCATCTTTGATGCTTTCTTTTCTGCTTCCTCTGTAGCTTTCAGCTCGTCACGGTACTTCTTCAAAGAGGATACATAGTTCCTTTGTGTCTCTTCCTGCAGCTTCAGTTGCTTCTGCATCCTATCATACTCATTCACTGCATTTGCAACTGAATGCTTAAGGGATGCATTTACATCTGTCTCCTCATCCACTACATTAGTGTAGCTTTCTATATTCTTAGTTGCATTAGACATCAGTAAATCTGACTTCTTTATAAGGCTACTCGTGTCATCGATGGTATTCTGTACTTCTTTCATTTTAGCATCAAGAGCTGCTATCTTCTGTGCATTATCACTGAGAGAATCTATTTTATCTCTGTCTGGCTTAAGACTAGCAAGCATGGATGCATTTGCCTTGTCCTGTGCTGAAGTATACTCTTCCAGTAAGCTTATATTTGTCTTTATCTTGGTAAGTCTAGAGGCGAGTCCGTCATCACTCATCCTACCGGTAACTGACTCCACATAACGGTAACCATCAAGCTTCATATCTGCAGCAGTGGCCATTGCAGTGTTCTTAGCTTTTATCTCAGCATTCTTTCTACGAGTGTCCCAGCCTTTTTTGGCAGCAGCTGATGCAGACACAGAAGAGCTACCAAGCTCTTTTTGAGCTTTGGTAGCTTCTTTAGCGGACTTTGTGATAGCCTTCAGGCTATCATCAACGTCCTTCATATCCTTAACTGTTGGTTTTGCAGATGCACCAACATCGGCTAATGCTTTAGAGGTGCCATCCAATTCCTTGGATGTTTGCTTAGCCTTCTTACCAGCCTTCTCAACAGTCTTACCGAATTCTTCTACCTTTTTATCTGCTTTCTCAAGCCCGGTAGTATCACTAGTTAAAACTATCTCAACATCTGCATCTTTGTTAAAATCATCTGCCATAACTGCACCTCATGATTATTTCTTTTTGTCTGGGTACCGTATCTTGTTTACTGCACTGCATCCAGCATTATCCATTGCCCGGAGCAGTTCAATCTCGTATTCGGTCAACTCCATACTGTTCAGGGTAAGATAAGAAAGTATCTCCGTATATGAAAGGCTCTCTCCTGTGAACAACTCCCAGAAAACAACCCACAGCAACTCACGCCCTTCCGGGATGTCTGCTTCTTCCAACTTACTTCCTACTTCCTTCTTCATCTTATCGCTGGCTTTAGGATTATTCAGTACAGCAAGATATTGCTCACGGTACGTTTTTCCTCCTAAATCATCACGAGGGTAGTCTAGCTCAATTCTTTGGGCGACAGCTTCGACTATTCGCTGTCGCTCTCCGGCAAAAAATTTTCGATATCATTTACAAAGTCAAGCACCTGATTTGCAGCCCACTGGAAGCGTTCAACAAACCACCTGATTCCCTCTGCATCAGACTCTACTTTCTTCCCATCGTATGTTACGTTGCGCATCTCAATAATGCACTTGGAAAGGAATTCGGAAGCAGCTTTGTCTTTCTCAGCCTCAGACTTTCTTTCGTCTTCAGAAATCTTTCTGAATTTTGCAAGAGCTGCCTTTACAGGCTTGGAAGAGGAACCACGAAGAACAAGAACAACACCGGTGTCTTCGTTGGTAACGGGGTGGAGAAGGTGCATTTCAACGCCTTCGTCTGCTTTCATGTTAGTGTCAAGTTTAGCTAAATCCATACTAAATACTCCTTGGAAAATCTTATATGAGTCTGGCTGATGTAATAGTCAGCCAGACATACTTACATTACAAATTACGGTCCTACAGACGCAGGTGTTCTGGTAATAACGAGAGTACTAGCAGCAGTCTTGTCATACAGTGCTTGGAACGGTAGAGAGATGGGGATAACCCCACCACCACTTACCGACACATCACCACCGGTATACTTAATCTTCGGGAAATTGAACTCAAGAACATTACCAGCATCATCAGTAAGGGTAATCTTCAGGGTTGAAGAATCCTCATCCACAAACTTATTAAGCTCAGTGGCATCCTCAAACAGCATTGTCAACGTACCAGTCACATTAAACCGGTCAGGAGTCAACGAAGCGGCTTCTGGAGTACAGATAGTATAGTTTGCGGTAATACCGTTATCAATGGTAAAGTCAATACCAGTGATAAGCCCACAGGCATCAGTTCCACCAAGCAGTACTTCACCATCAAATGATACAAACGGCTCTGTATAAGTCGGTTCAGTTGGCGAAGCTACTGCAGGAGCAGAAGCATATGCCGGGTCATTTGCAACACCAGCACCAATGATACCAAGAGTACCGGTGATGATTGCATCAGTAGAGATGCTGATTGCAAGGGTGTTGACCGCACAGCCTACATATTCGATATACTGGCCAATGTCAGTAAAACCTTTTTCAATACCGAATGTAGGAACTGTAACGCCCTGCTTAAGGACGTTGGTAGCCCAAGTCTTACACATTGCGGCAGCAAGCATATCATCAAAGTCACCATATGCAAGCTCAAACGAGATGTCTCCAGCTACAGCCTCATTACCAAGACGAAGAGAGCGAATAGCTCTATCTCCGGTCAGTTCAGCAGACTGAGAGGAAGTTTTGGTGAGATTGAGGGAATCACCGGTATTACGCAGTATTTTACCAGTTGTCATACCATCCTTAAAATTCACCTCTCCACCATATACGATTCTACGAAGAGAACCAGTTGCAGTTGCCATTAGCAAACCTCCAATAAATTAGGTGTCAAATGCTGATTGTTATAAAGCTGCCCACAATACATCATCAGCTCGTTGCAGTGTCTTTTGCAGTGTAAGCATACCAAGATATTTCTACCATAGCGGTATATCTTGACTCATCACCAAAAGACCCAGTTCTTTGTGCTCGTTCACAAGTAACGACCACATCATCATACGTTAGTTTTGTGCCTCTGCTGAAGTAAGAAATCAGCCTGCCCGCGGTGTCATTTACCTTGTACGTCCCAATGTTCTCATTGGATACAGGGTAACTTACATAGAGAGTAAGCACTCCACTTATACGGTTTCTGCCAGTACTGCCCAATGTGGCTTGCCGTTTTTGCCCCGGTATGTGCGATACCCGTATAAACTCACCAGTCACAGACGGCGTGTACGGCATATTCGGAAATACCAAAGGTATATCAGTAACTTTTGTTTGCAGCTCTGTGTTGAGGGCAAATTCAGCTTTTGTTTGACTATCAATCATACTGTCCTACCCCTCTTACGCCTACAAACTGATTGAACAGGTTGTTACCTTTTATCTCCCTAAATGAGACATTTACAATTCCTTGCGGAGCCTGTATCGAGTAACCACCCGGAGTAACATTAACTAAAGGTGGTTTAGCAGCGAACAACCCCTCATCGACAACTTCCATGTAGGGAGCTGCGTTTCTGATGCCTACAGTTATCCGGCTTCTGCCTTCCTTAAAGAAATCTATATTGGCGGCTTTCATCTCAGCCGCTATTACAGCAAGCTGTTCCCTTGCTGCTATGTCTTTCATTGCAAGCCTTCCAGACAAATCATATCGATTGTGTCGTCTGGCTTTATAGTCTGGGAGAGGTTCAAAACTGTTTCTCCCTCTCGTTATATAAAATTTCCAGTTTTTCATAAGTTGTCCGGTATCAGCTGGAGTGTTTTGAAGCACAACATCGAAAGAAGCTAAAACATAATTTATTAAATCAATATTTAACTGTCTTTTCTTTGCTTCTATCAGTTCTCCAACCTGCCTTTGCAGTTTCTTTGGATTACTGGTAATACTTATTCTTGCTGGCACTTTCTATACTCCAATACTGTATCACAACTACTATGACATTGTCAAGTCCGGGATTATCATCCCTTACGAACATACACCTTATACACTACAGCACTACCCTGTACATACACAGGTTCACAATGAACTACAGAAAACTTTGTTCCTGCCCACTCAATCAAATCTCTTGTAGTAGGTTCTGGAATACGTGCTGTAGTAAACACCATATCAGTGATACGTATCCTGCCGTCCAAAGTCTCATGAGACTTTACATTGCGTTGTGTTGCATATCCCGCATAACGAACAGAAGGAGGTGCAGTATAAGACTTGACACCTCCTATCATCCAATACGGTCTCATTGTTCCCTGCTCAATCATCGGTTCAGAAGCTGCCTTTATCAATGTGATGTCGGCACCATACTGGATAATCAATGACTCAGCGGTGTCTCTCATGGAGTCGCTGAATGAACCCATTATCAAACCCTCATAATCTTTCTATTAGAAATGCTGCCTGTCTTGGACAATGCAACACCATTACTAATCAACAATCTGTCTATATAAGTAAATGATTTGGTCGGATAAACTCCATCTCCACCATATTCAATTTCAACAGCACCTTCAACGCGTTCTCTCTTTATGTAACCCTGCTTCGCAATATCTTGGAGTAAATCCTCAGACAAGGCTCTTACAGCCAACTCAGCGACTGCTTTCATTAGTATCACAGGAACGCCTTCCAGTGTCTCGCCGTACTTATCGACAGCATATTCTCTAGGCCATTTCAATGATTGTGTATTGGTAAGTCTTTCACCCGGAAAGTAGTAACTTGCATCTACATAATCAGTTGCTTTTACAAGCGCCACCTGCTTTGCAGCATCGAGCGCAGCAGACCAAGTAGTGTTTCCTCGGTCTGCAAAATAAGAATCAGCCCAAGCAACGTCTACATAAGAATTGGCATCGGTTAGTCCTTCACCAGTTTCGACAATAAACACTGTATCACTCCTTTGTAGTTCTGCTCAAAAGCTGCTTGATATCCTTTGAAGTTTCGACCTGTGCCTGATGCTGTATCGCCTGCATCTCTTTTATGTGGGACAAATCTATCTCCATCTTTGTCAATCTCATTTCCAAATCCCTGTTGGTATCACTTATTTTCTTCTCCATGGAAGAAAATTCAGTTTGTATTTGTTCCCTGAATGTGCGATATTCTTCCTCACATGACTCTTGGCGCGTCTCAATCAATCCTACACGCTCAAACAAGTCAGCAGACTTAAAATCTCTTATACCACTATTCTTCACGGCATTATACATCCAAACAAGGAAACCACTTATCGCTCCACTGCCGACGATGGCAAGTATCAGTTCCCATGCTATGCTGTCCATCAGTTGTATCTCCAGTTAGACTCCGTGCTTGTTCAGATATTCTTCTCGTTCAACTTTTTCCCGCATCTCACGCTTGTACTCACGTAAAATGTACTGCAGTATGTCATCATTTGCAATCTTAGGATATGGTGCTCCTAAAAACCTCAACTCAGCCTCAATTTGTTCCCGTGTCATAATTGTCTCTATGGCACGTTCACGTTCAAGCATTTCAAGCTTGATTCTCTGTTCCTCGTTGATTTGTTCAAGAAGTTTCACTCGTTCCTGTAAAATCTCTACAGCATGTTCAGTACGAGCAAGAATATTCGATTGTGCATCCTCGTAGGGTACTCCGGCATCCAAAAGCTTTTTTACTATTTCTGGGTCACTTGTTACAAATTTTCCACTTCTGTCAAACTTGCAAAGCACTCTATGTTCCTTTGGGTCCCATATCATGCCAGTACCAAGAAACGTGTATGTTCTAGAAAAACCGGTCATACTCCTACTCCTAAACCACGGCTAGGTCATTACAACCTAGCCTCGATACAATGATTAACTCAATGCAGCACTCTTCCAGTTAGAAACAGCAGTAGTACTTACACCAACAGAGACATAAATCTTGTCAGCAGCGTACCTAATCTGCCCATCCAAACCAGCAGTACCATCAACACCAGTCCCAAGAGTGGCGGCAGCAAAACCGTCAGTCTCGGCAGTAAGCTCTGAAGTAGTTGCAATGGTATTACCAATCACGCCCTTAACCTTAGCAGTGATAGTAGAGGCATTGGCCGCAAAAGCACCAGCAGTAACAAGAGCGCTATGGTCATTGATAACCGCAGCAAGAGCAACCTGCGTAGCACCTACATCAAGTCCGAGAGCAACATCAAAATCACCTTCGGCAGCTTCAACAAAAGTGTATACTTCAGTCACAGCACCTTGAGCGATGGTAATAGTGTCCGCAGCAGTAGGCTGGGTAGCGATAGTCAGAATACCAGTAGCTGCAACAGGAGCAACAGGAGCACCAGAGACTGCAACAGCTTCCACTCCGGCCTCAAGGTAAGCAACCTCGGACTCAAGGCCAGCAACCCCGTCCTCAAGGGTATTGATAACTCCAACAATTTCCTCAAGCTGGTCTTTCAGCTCAGGATTTCTAACCTTCAAAATAAATTCAGTAGCCATAAAATTCTCCTTTAACGAAGGGGGTAGTGTTTTCTACCCCCATTAGTTCCGTCAAATACTCACTGATTAAACAGCAAGACCAGTAATCTTTCCGTGCATCCACTCCGGACCATAATCCAGACCGATGTGGCCGTAAATCATACCACCCTCGGAAGCACCAACCTTCTGCTTATCTTCATAGAACAGAAGACCCTTGCCCGGGACCGGATTAAACACAGGCTTAATCAAGCTCATCGAAGCAAAGAGAATGGTGTCATTGGGGATGGTGGGTTCGTACAGAACACTCACCGGACCAAAGTCGGTTTCCAGCTGTCTGAGATTGTAGCCAGCAACAGTGCGGCTCTCAGGCGGGAACACATAAATCTGGGACAAGGCCCTCTTCTGCTTGGCATTCATGATAAGCACAGGAATGCTCTGGAAAGCGCGACCGCCGGAATTGGTAACCATGGCTTCCATCAGCTGACCAATAAGGTCATCAGAAAGAGCGGCACCCTGAGCATCGATAGCGTTCGTAGAGATGGCAGTCAACAGACCACGGGTCTTTGCAGGGTCGTTCTTAGAGGTGGACTTATTGTACACACCATTAAGGAAAGTATAGTTGACGTTGCGGGCAATCCTCTGCAAGGCGTACGTAATCTGCTTTGCGATAGCAGAGAAGTCGTTTGCAGGAGACACCTCAGAGAGCCAACCCTCGGTGGGAGCACCTACCGGATAAAGCTGGTCAGTGACCAACCTGCCACGAGTACTGCGACTCATGTAGGTCTCTTCAACTGCTTCCATGTAAATCTGACAAGTGTTATCAGACGGGGTAAGCAGGGGGTTCACAGGCTGCGGCAAAGTGGTGACCGAAGTCGCCTCAGAGATAGCAGGCTGTCCGGCTGCCGGGTAATCAAACTCAACAGTCATAGTAAAATTCATGTCAGGGACCTGACGAGCATTTGCTCCATTCAGTCCGCCAATCAAGGTAAGGAAAGTAGGATTAACTTCCTCTGCTCCGGGGACAATGTCCGCGGTATACAGCTCACCAACGAGCTGGGGAAGGTCCCAAGACGAAACGTAACCAGTGTATTGTGCCATTTAAGCACCTCCGTGTGTTTTAGTGTCTAGTCTGTAGCTTCTTTCTGTACTCAAGGTACGCAAGTCCTACAGACTTTTCTGTGTCTTTTTGCTGTAGTGCCTTACCACGTTCTGCAGTGAAATCAATTGCATTCTTGGTACCTTTTCCACCAAGAGCGCCACCGCCTGTGGTAGTCTGTGCAGCAATGTAGGCTTTGCCTTCATCACTCTGTGCGAAAGCATCGAAGAAATCCTTTGCAGGAATCGTCAGCCCCTCATCATTTGTCATTAGAACGCCACGGACACCATCCTCATCATCATCAACTTTGGCTAGGTTTCTAAACGCAGCCTTCAAAACCTTCTTGTGTGCGGGCAGAACATCAATCCGGTCAAGTTCCTGATTTAAAGCGTTCTCAATCTTTTCAGCATCCCATCCCCGGATGGTATTGCTAAGTGCGTCCTTAAGTTCTGCAATCTGCCTATCCTTTTCATCGGTCAACGACTTAAGCTTGGCTTCATGCGTCCTCTGTTGAACGACAAGTCTATCCTCAATACTCTTTGCCAAATCCTTCTGCTGTTGTGCTCCTTCAGGAGTACCAGTTTCCAGTGTGGCAATGAACTCGGCAAGCTTCTCATCGGGGTCATACCCCATCTGTCCGATTTTCTCCGACATTGACTTGAACTTTCCAAGCTCTTCTTCCAAAGTCTTTGCCTTTTCTTGGACCTTTTTCTTCTCACTAAGAAGTTGGTTCTTTTTCGCCTCAATTTTCTCGACCTCGGTCTTGGCGACATACTTCTCATTCAACACAGCCTGAACTTCCTCAGACTCCAACAATTGCATCAATTCATCATGTTCCATACATTCCCTCCGGGATAGTGTTGCCGGTCTCCGACCAGCGTTTTTAATTCCTACCTAGACACCCAAGTGTCCTTTATTTTTCATCTACTAAGTACAATAGCATATTCGTTATGACATTGTCAAGTCCGGGAATTTAGTCCTTTTCAGGCACTTTTTCCTCTTTTTTTGCTTCAGGAGAAGATAGACTGCCTGTAATAGCCGATGTTCTCTTCAGTGTCTGAGATGGGTCTTCTGGGATATTATCACGCTTCTTGTCTGCCTCAATACGGGCATATTCTTCCTCAGCACTAACATCACTCTTAAGTATCTCGCCCTTCTGCATGGCATAGAAGTAAGACTCCCAAGAAAGTAGTCTCTTCTGGTATAGCTCACCAAGCCTAGCCACCATATCACTTTTCATCTCCACAGGCATATAGTCGGTATTCAGCATGACTTTTATTGCCTTTATGTCTTTCACGCCATGATAAAGACCGAAGAAACGAAGAACACGTGTAAGACCATCAGAAATAGAATTTGCAATATCGGCAAGCACTCCCTGCTCACCAGAACGATGAATCATCGCAGACTCTGCGGTTTCTGCGGTGCGTTTTTCTGGAGAAATGATACGCGCCCCAAGCACAGCCATCTCCTCTTCCTTCTCGGACATTACATCCTTGATTGGAGTAAGTCCTTGACCAGTAAACTCTAGGAAACTTGCAGAGCCGCCGTTCTGTAGGAGGATTGCCTCACATGAACCAAGACGAATTGCACCTTCATCTGGATTGCCTGCATATCCGGAGAATACAGGAGTGGGATTCCCTGTCCAGATAAGTGCATTTTCCCTATTGGCGCTATTTCGATAGTGGCTCAAATTTGTCTCAGCCAGCTGCAGTAGTGTAGAATTTGTCAGCTCCCATGTAATGCCCTTATCCGTTATCGGATAAAATGGGATATAGTCAAGAGGTTCTCCATTGACAAGTGGGACGATAGAGCTTATTAGCTGCATGCCGCCTACAATGCCGAGCAGTGGATTGGCATCCATGTTTTGATAGATGTCTTGGTGATAGATATTATCTTCATCCAAATACAATACACGATACTGTATATTGATTTTTGAACGGAACATGCCTACATCAGGCTCCTCGACATCCTCCTTCACCACAACAAGTGCTGTTACCGTCTGATTGTTTATCACACGGGTTCTCCAGTTGATGATGGTCTCGGCCTTATACATCCTGACATAAGGACGAATATTCAGCCTCTCCATGTCTGCCTTGGAATAAACCGCATCTTCATCAATACTCGGAAAATCAACAAAAAGACCACAGCGATTAGTTTGTATAACCTCCAAAAGAACATCTTTTGAAAAAGATACAAGCGACTGACCATCTGCAGTAATGTTCTCACGATATGGCTCAAGCTGCTCTGGAATATTTACAACAGGGTCCTTTCTAAACACCAAACCCCTCAAGCCTTGTGCGGTTCTTGAGGTGGCTGGATAGAAATGTGCATACTCAAGGTAAATCTCGTAGGCCGCATTGCCTGAATCATCATTGCTGTGTCCGGGCAAGCGAGGAAGGTACCTGACGGTCTTATCTTTAACAGCGCCTTCACCGGCAACAACATCACGTACCTTCTCCATGTTGTTAAGTGCATTGACCAGCTCTGGTCTTACGTATGATACATCGTTGATTGAAAACTCCACTGCATTATCTCCTAAGTGTATAATGCAGTGTATCATAACTACTATGACATTGTCAAGTCCGGGATTATCCTAGTCTTACACCCATTCTACCGACACCCGCACGAGCCTGCAAGACACGATATCCAAGCGCATCAAGCAAGTGGTCCTCAGACGAGGTATCAATATCTTCCATCTTCTTCTCGTCACGAGGAGCTGTGGGGAGCGTACGTATCAGGTCGTTGCAAACGTTGAACACAAACAGCCCCGGACGCTCCATTGGCTTACCAAGCTTTATATCATGAGAGCAGGCAAGCCTGTCACGAATGAGAGACCAGCGCTTAACACGAGACCCCGGACTCTTGTCTGATGGAAAGAAGATATCAGCACGAGAGCGACCGGAATTTCCCCAGAAACCTGCATTAATGCCAGAAGATTGGGACATATTATTGATAACAGTGTATATGCTATTATCAGCCGGTCCCGGGTTTATCCTTGAAGATATTGGTGCCAAAATAGTATTGTTGTCTTCACGGTACTTTATTCCAGCGCCAATATCATTGTTTGGCATGAACAGACCAGTGTTCGGGTCCTTTGCCCGCTTGTCGTTACCATACCACTCGTCAATCACAAACAATGTACCGGGAGGGAATTTGTAAAAAGTGCCGTCATCATATTCCACTGGCTCCCCGTTGGACTCTGCAACCCAAAGAACAGCAAAAGGCTTGGAAGAACCCCAGTCAAAGCATCGGTTAATGTACCACCCCTTCGGAATACGGAACGGTTCAACAACGTGAACATCCCGCCGCCATAAGTCGTCAAACATACCTCCGGCAACAATGTCCCAGTTACCTTCAAGCATTGCTTTCACAAGCTCTGGGGAACCAAGCCCCTTCAACCTGTCAATATAGCCCGGGTCTTCCTTGAGAAGGGCCGGATTATCATAAACAGTTGCGGGAATATACTGCCTAAGCATACCACCTTCCTCAATGGCGGCACGTTTTGGCCTGTAAATATTGTCCTTGTCAACAAAATCTACAAACATGTGTTTCCAAAAGTTGTGATATGT